ACGGTTAATACTGAAGGTAATGGAAAATGGTTAGAAAAAAAAGACCAAACTTATTTATCAGAATTTGTAGATAGAAAATTTGGACCATCTGGAGAAATACAATCCCCTACGGATACTGCTAATTCAGTAACAGGTTTTCCAAAATATTATGCAATGTTTGGAGGTGCTGACAATACTACGGATACTTCCTCTGGAGGTATGTATTTCGCTCCTACACCTGACGCTAATTACAAATTTAGAGTTTATTATAATAAAATGCCTAATGGTCTTGGGTCTGGAACTGGTTTTAATAACAATACTTATTTAAGTACATATTTCCCACAAGGTCTATTATATGCATGTCTAGTAGAGGCATATGCTTTTTTAAAAGGTCCAACAGATATGTTGACATACTATGAAAATAGATATAAAAATGCAATACAACAGTTTGCAGGAATGCAGCTTGGAAGACGAAGAAGAGACGATTACACTGACGGCACTGTTAGAATACAAGTTAAATCTCCGTCTCCGTAAATTGAGGAGAAAAAATTATGGCAATATCATCGGCAGTATGTAACAGCTTTAAACAAGAGATTTTAGTTGGTACACACAATTTTACAGCATCATCTGGAAATAGTTTTAAATTAGCTTTGTATACAAGTTCAGCATCTTTAGGTGCAAGCACTACAGCTTATTCAGCTACAAATGAAATTTCTAACTCATCAGGTTCAGCTTATACTGCAGGTGGAAAAGTAATTACAAGTGTTACTCCTGTTTTAGATGGTTCAACAGCAGTTTGTGATTTTGCAGACGTAAGTTTTACTTCTGCTTCTTTTACAGCAAACGGATGTTTAATATATAATGATACACAATCAGACAAAGCTGTTTGTGTAGTAGCATTCGGTGGAGACAAAACTGTATCTAGCGGAACTTTTACAATTCAATTTCCTGCAGCAGCAGCATCAACAGCTATTGTAAGAATAGCATAAGGAGAAAATCCTTATGTCTATAGCTCAGACATTTACAGTAACAGTAGTTAGCACTGATTCCGGAAATAAATACGTTATTGATGGGGTACAACAAGACACTGTAATGATCGGTGCAGGTCTTACTTATAAGTTTGATCAATCAGATAGTTCTAATTCTACTCACCCTTTAAGATTTGCAACTTCCGAAGATGCAGGAGGTGGTTCTCAATATACCACAGGCGTTACAGCTGTTGGAACTCCAGGATCATCTGGAGCTTACACAGAAATTTCAGTTCAAAGCGGTGCACCTTCAACATTGTATTATTATTGTACAAACCATGGCGGTATGGGTGGTCAAGCAAATACAGATGGTTGGGGCAGATCACACTATGGACAAATGGATTGGGGTGACTCTAACGTTGTGCAAACTGGTTGGGGACGTCTTGGTTGGGGAACTCAACAATGGGGTGAAGCACCGGGTGTAACTCTTTCAGGACAATTAGCAACATCAGCAGTAGGTGAAATTACAGTAACACAAAGACCTGGTTGGGGTACTCTCGATTGGGGTGAAAATGGTTGGGGTACAGTTGAATCAGCAGCAGTTAATTTAACTGCTCCTAGTGCAATGACTTCTAGTGTAGGAGCAATAACTCCTGCAGACGTAGTTGGATTAACTGGCCAAGGATTAACATCTAATGTTGGTGCACCAACAATTATTTTATCACCAATAGTTTCATTAACTGGACAAGCTGCAACTTCTGAAATTGGAACTCCTTCTCCAATAGCTGGAGAAATTGTTGGATTAACTGGTCAAGTTGCAACTTCTGCGGTGGGTGCAATAACTCCAGATAGTTTATCTTTAGGAATAACAGGTGTAGGCGCAACTACCGATGTTGGATCAATCGTTATTGATTCAATAGATTTAATAAATATTACTGGTGTTGGAGCAACTTCTGCTGTAGGATCTTTAACAATAGAAATGGCCTATGAATTAACGGGCCAATCAGCAACTTCTGCTGTTGGAACAATAGTTCCTGCAGATGTTGTAGGACTAACTGGTGTAGAAGCTACGACAGCAGTTGGAAATGTATCTACGTTAGGATATAAAGATATTGACATAACAGGAAATACATCTTATACAGACGTAAACGTGGCTTAAGGAGAAAATATTATGGCTTCAACATATTCAGATCTTGGTATAGAACTAATGGTGACTGGCGAAAATGCCGGTACATGGGGAACAAAAACAAACACAAATTTACAACTTATTGAACAATTACTGGGTGGATTCTTAGAAGTATCCATTGCAGGTGGTGCACAAACTACAGCTTTAGATATTGATGATGGTGCTTTAACAGGTACTGCTCAACAAAGAGTAATAAAATTAACAGGTACTATTACTGGAAACCAAATTGTAACTTTTCCATTACTTACAGAAAATTTTTATGTTATTGAAAACGCAACTTCTGGTGCATACACAGTACAATTAAAAGCAGCATCTGGTTCAGGAGCTACAGTTACTTTTTCAGCTACTGAAAAATCTTACAAATTTATTTTTCTTGATGGTGTTGCAACAAACACTGGAGTTTTTGAAGCATCTTTTGCTACAGCAGGTACAGTAACAGAAACTGGAACACAAACTTTAACAAACAAAACTTTAACCTCTCCTAAAATTGGAACTTCAATTTTAGATGTAAATGGTAATGAATTATTTAAAGTAACTGCAACAGGTTCAGCAGTAAACGAATTAACATATGCAAACGCAGCTACAGGAAACAAACCAACATTTACTGCAACTGGTGATGATACTAATATTGGTGTATCAATCCAACCAAAAGGTTCTGGAACAGTTACTATTGATGCTTTAACTTTTCCAGCAGCAGACGGTTCTGCAGATCAAGTGCTTGCAACAGATGGTAGTGGTACTTTAAGTTTCACTGATATGGGTGGTGGATCTGTAAGTTGGCAAACAGGTGCTATTAAAACAGGAGATTTCACTGCAGCAGCAGGAGAAGGATATTTTGTAAATACAACTTCAGGAACAATCACAGTAACACTTCCTTCAGGCCCTAGTGCAGGTAATATTGTAGCTATCAAAGATTATGCAGGAACTTTTGTTGATAACAATGTTACTGTTGGAAGAAATAGTTCTAACATTGATGGAGTTGCACAAGATGGAAATTTAAATGAAAATAATTTAGCAGTAACATTTATTTATATAGATGGTACTCAAGGATGGAAAGCTATTAACTCAGACGCAGGAACTTATGGTCCTGGTTATATTCAAGCATCAGGTGGAGAAGAACATATTTGTGGTGATTTTAAAATTCATACTTTTAACGGACCTGGTATTTTTAATGTAACAAGAGCAGGAAACCCATCAGGTTCTACTCAAGTAGATTATATGGTAATTGCAGGTGGTGGAAATGGTGGCCCTAATTCACAAGCTGGTGGCGGTGGAGCAGGAGGTTTTAGAGAATCACACTCTACTGCAGTTTCAGGAACATACACAGCAAGTCCATTAGCTACACCAACAGGTGTTACTGTATCAGCACAAGCATATCCAATTTCAATTGGAGCAGGTGCTACAGGTCCAGGATCTCAAAAAACAGGATACAAAGGGACACCTTCTGTAGCTTTAGGAATTACATCAGCAGGTGGTGGCGGTGGTGGAATATCTGGTGGATCGGGTAGTGCTGGAGGATCCGGCGGAGGCGGCGGAGAAAATGGTGGAGGTGGATCAGGAAATTCACCACCGGTTAGTCCACCTCAAGGAAATAGCGGCGGACCATCAGGTCACCCTTCTGGAGCAGGAGGCGGTGGAGCAGGTGCTGCTGGAGGTGCTACTGGAGGTCAAAATGGTGGTAATGGTGGTACAGGTGCAACAACAGAAATTACTGGTGCTCCTCAAACTTTTGCTGGCGGTGGCGGCGGTGGAGGTTATTCTCCAAGTGGATCAGGTGGAAACCCAGGACCTGGCGGTGGTGGTCAAGGTGGAGATTATAATAATGCTGATCAAAGCGGATTTGCTGGTGCAATGAATAGTGGCGGCGGCGGTGGTGGTAACGGTTGGCCTACACCGGGTGCAGGTGGTTTTGGTGGATCTGGAAAAGTAGTAATTAGGTATAAATATAGGTAGGATAAAAATATGGCACATTATGCAAAAATAGGAATGAACGGAAAAGTTATCGGGGTAACACCTTTAGAAGATAAACATTTATTAAATGCTGATGGTGTTGAAGATGAAAGAGTAGGTCAAGAATATTTAGAAAGATGTAATAATTGGCCTGCAGAAATGTGGATTAAAACTTCATACAATACAAAATCTAATACACATTCATCTGGAGATAACTCAAAAGCATTTAGAGGAAATTATGCTGGTATAGGAATGACTTGGGATGAAGACAATCAAATATTTATTGATCCACAACCTTTTCCAAGTTGGACTTTAGATCTTGCAACAGCGCAATGGGTATCACCTGTTGGTGGCCGTCCAGCTTATACAGATGAGCAGGTTGAACAAGTAACAGCAGGTACACATTCTTGGGAATATACTTGGAATGAATCAACACAAACTTGGGACTTGACAGACAAATTGGCATAGATTAAAAATGGTGGTGGTATGCAGAAGAAAGTATTAACAGAGCAAGCTCTATATTATGGTGATGTAACAATGCCCAAAGATTGGGATATTGACCGAGATAAATTATCAAACGACATTTTACAATCTACAATCAATAACACAGAATTTCCATTCTCACGAACTTGGGACATGTTAAATACTTACATACGTGAGCATGTAAATTTAGAATATATGTTTCAACTTATTAATAAAAAAACTTGGGGAAATACCTATAAACCTAATCAACAAACAGAACCACTATTAGATGTTGATCCAGTTGATTTAAGAAACTCACCTGATTTTACATTACTGTATGGTGTAAAAGTTAAAGATTGTAATGTTAGAATTTATTTTGATGATAATAGAAGAAAAAATAGAAGTTGGGACATTCCTTTAGAAAATAATATGTTTATTATGTTTCCTTCAACAAACATGTACACTCTTACAAATAAACAAAAAGAAAGTTTAAACATAGTTCAAACAATAACGTATGAATATATCTAATTATTATTGGTGTTTTAAATCTGCACTACCACCTAGAATTTGTGATGACATAATTAAACATGGTTTATCACAAGCAGAAACTATGGCTAGAACTGGTGATTATGGAGATAAAGAACTTTCCAAAGATGAAATAAAAGATATGAAACGTAAGAGGAATTCAGATTTAGTATGGCTTAATGATACTTGGATATATAAAGAAATACATCCTTATTTAATAGAAGCTAATAAAAATGCTGGTTGGAATTTTCAATGGAATTTGTCCGAAGCTTGTCAGTTTACTAAATACAAACTTAATCAATATTATGATTGGCATTGTGATAGTTGGGATAAACCTTATGATAAACCCAATACTCCTGAACATGGTAAAATTAGAAAACTATCTATGACTTGTCAGTTAACAGATGGGTCTGAATATAAAGGCGGTGAATTAGAATTTGATTTTAGAAACTACGACCCACATATGAGAGATGAATTAAAACATTTAGTAAAAGTAAAAGAAATACTTCCTAAAGGTTCTATTGTTGTATTTCCATCTTATGTTTGGCATAGAGTAAAACCTGTTACAAGCGGAACTAGATATTCATTAGTTGTATGGAGTGTTGGAGATCCTTTTAAATAATGCATATTAATAATTTTTTTAGCACACCTATTTGGTCAGAACGTAAAATAGATTTTATAACTTCTTTAAATAAACACTCAAATAAATATATAAAAGAAGCTCGTAACAGAAATAAAGACCATATAAAAAAATATGGCGATGCTTTTATTTCGCATCGTTCAACTACTTTATTACAAGATAATAATTTTTTAGATTTTAAAAATTATGTTGACCTTAAATCAAAAGAATTTTTAGATCATATGAGTTATGATTTAAGATATTATACTACTTTGTTTTCTCAAATGTGGGTGCAAGAGTTTGCAAAAAAAGGTGGGGGCCACCATTCAGTACATTTACATTCTAATCAACATGTATCTGGTTTTTATTTTTTAAAAGGTAGTGATAAAACATCTCACCCAATATTTCATGATCCAAGGACTACAGCTCGTTCAACAAAATTAATGTTAAAAAATAAAGTAAGTAGTGTTTCTAGTGGATTAGGCACTATTCGTTTTAAACCAGCACCAGGTTTATTAATTATTTTTCCAGGTTATTTAGAACACGAGTTTAGTGTAGATCCTGGTATTGAACCATTTAGATTTATACATTGGAACATGCAAGCTATTCCAAAAGAAATGGCAAAAGATGTTTAAGGTAATAGATAATTTTTTAGACGAAGAATATTTTAAAGAGATCAAAGACACTATATCAAGTCTTGATTTTCCGTGGTTTTATAATGATTGTATTTCTGATAAAAACGATCCTAAAAATTATTATTACTTTATACATTTGTTTTATCAAACAAATCATCAAAATAGTAATTATTATCCTATGTGGAATAAATTTTTGCAAAAGATAGATTGTAAGGCAGTTATAAGAATTAAAGCAAATATGTATATGAATATAGGTAAAAAAAGAAAACATAAAAATCATACTGATTATCCCTATCCACATAAAGGATGTCTTTTATATATTAACGATAATGATGGTGATACTTTTTTTGAAAAAGAAAACGTACAAGCAAAAGCTAATAGAGTTGTATTTTTTGATCCACATAAACCACACTCTAGTTCTGCTTGTTCAGATCAAAAAAGAAGATTAACTGTAAATTTTAATTATTTTTAAAATGAATATACTTTCAATTTATGCATCTCACGATGGATGCGTTACATATATTAAAAATAATAAAATAAAATTTCATACACAAATAGATAGATACAATAGATTTAAATATTTTGCTTTTCCAAACAAAAATTTAATACAAGAAATAGAAAAACTTAAAATAGATAAAATAATAATTTCCCATACTCACTCTAATCATTGTTTAAAATTATGGGGTCATATAATTAAATATAATAGTAAAAAACTTAAAGACATAGAAATAATATATTACGGTGATAAATTTCATCATTTGTTTCATGCATATTGTGCTTTAACTTGGAACAAGAATATAAAAAATATATTAGTTTGTGATGGTAGAGGAGCTAAATTTGAAGACTTTTTTGAAAACGAAAGTCTTTATTTTTACGATAAAAATTTAAAACATATACTTACTGAAAAAAATAAAATTTGTGAACGATATGAACAATTTACTATTGAACATTTTGGAACCGGACATGATTGTGGGAAAACTATGGCTTGGAGTTTATATGATAAAAGACCTGCAACAATTCAAAATAATTTTGAAAACGAATTAACAGAATTTATAGATAACAAAAACATAAGTGGTGATCTACATTTGACAGGAGGATGTGCTCAAAATGTTATTAATAATTCAAAATTACTTTTAAAATTTAATAATTTATTTTGTGATCCGTTTAACGGAGATTTTGGATTAAGTCTTGGTGCTGCAAATTTTTATTTAAATAATAAAATAACTAATGATAAAATTTATTTAGGTATACCACAAGAAATAGATACAAGTATTTTTTATCAATATAATATCGTAGACACAACAACAGAAGAAGTCTCTAAAATTTTACTTAATGAACCAGTTGCAATCTTTCAGTCTAGAAGCGAACAAGGTCAAAGAGGATTAGGAAATAGATCTTTGTTAATGAGTCCCATAAATAAAAAAGCTCATAATAAATTAAATCAAATAAAAAAAAGAGAATGGTTTAGACCTTTTGCTTGTTCTGTTTTAAAAGAAAAAGCTAAAGAATGGTTTGACATGCTAATAGATGAATCTCCACATATGATGTATGTGTTTAAAATTAAGAAAAAAAATATTTTAAAAGCAGGCGTATCTAAAAATAATGACTCAAGAATTCAAACAGTTAGTAAAAAAAATAATTTAAATTTTTATAATTTAATAAAAGCATTTTATAAATTAACTGGTGTGCCTGTTTTAGTAAACACTAGTTTAAATTTACCAGGTGAAGTATTAGTTGAAACTATGTTAGATTTAAAAGAGTTATTTGATAATAGTAAATTAAATTATATTTATTTACCTGAAGTAAACAAACTAATAAAAAAATAAATGAAGTTGAAAGAATACAAATTACCAAAAGAAAGTTTTATAGGAGGTTGGTTTATACCTTTAAATATTTGTGACAAATTAATTTCTTATTATAACAAATTTGAAAAAAATGTTATTGCTGGTACTAATGCTAGTAATATAGTAAATAAAAAATTTAAAGATTCATTAGATTTAGTAATCTATAAAAATAACCAGGACACTGAAATAACTGAATATTTAAAACATCTACAAACTGTTTTAAATTTATATATAAAAAAATATCCAGAGTTAAATACAAATCAAAGGTTTGAATTTTATAGAGCTAACATTCAAAAATATCCTAAAAAAGGTGGTTTTAAAAAATGGCATAATGAAAGGGCAGGTATAGCATCTTCTAAAAGAATATTAGTTTTTATGACATACTTGAATAGCATACAGAATGGTGGTACAAAATTTAAATACCAGAAAATTACAACTTCTTCTAAAAAAGGGTTAACATTAATTTGGCCAACTGATTTTACGCATACACATAAAGGAGAAATTGTAGATAAAGAAAAAATAATAATGACTGGGTGGTTTGAATACATATGAGTTTTAAAAAGAAAAAATATACAGTTATTCGTCAAGCAATATCAAAAGACTTAGCTAGCTTTGTTGCAAATTATTTTATGATGCAAAAACAGGTATATGATACTTGTAGAAAAGAAAGGTACTTCTCACCCTTTGAAAATATTATAGGTTACTACGAAGGACAAGATGAACAGATACCAGAAACCTATAGTCAGTATTCTAATATAGCTATGGAAAC